CCTGCCGATCTTAAGGAAGCAGCTCAGGCTAAGGGGGACTTCGTTCTTGCCGCTGATAAATACTTCTATAAGATTGGTATTGTCAAGAACAACGGTAAGATTGAAGTTGAGAACCAGGGTACGGATGGCGCCAAGACTTTCCTCAATAAGGTTACAATGGCCATTCCCGGGACCGAGGAGGAGGCAACAGGTCTTATCAATCAGATGAACAACGATGAGATGGTCTTCCTTGTGCCACAGCGCAACGGAAAGTACCGCATCATTGGTAATGAAGACTTCGATGCCGAACTGTCGCTCAAACAGGATACCGGCGCTTCGCCGACAGATGCCAACACTACTACCGTGGAGGCATCTGCTACCGACTACTGCGCCGCTCCTTTCTATACGGGTAAGATCCATACCACTGAGGGCGACATCGATGGCGCAACAGGTAAGATAGTGGCATCGACAGGTAAGGATACGTCAGGCCCTGCCGGTAAAGGCAGCTAAGGTGAGAAGATTGATTCAGGATAACAAAGACATCTCTTCTCAAATATATATAGATGCGGGGACGGTCCTCACGTGTGATCGTGAGACCGCCCCTTTTTAGTAACATTGAAAATATTTCTAAATCATGCCAATCGACAACTCAATTACACAGAGGCTTAATGATTTCCTGAATATGTCCGAAAGAACTAACGAGGACATTATCGGTGGTGCCACACTGCTCTTGCAGCTCAACCGGAACCGCCAACTCTTTCAGACGGTGTTGACCAATCCTAAGCGTTTCGAGTCAACTGTCGTGTACGAACTGAAAAAATTCGTACCAATCCGACAGCGCGGTCAGACGCTCGAAGACATACAACGGCAGACGAAAGAACTGCTTGGCGAACTGCAGGCAGCCGTTGAATCAGAACCGAAAGACAATGAGGCTAAAACTGATGAAGAGCAGGACCTGCCTCTACATAAAGGCAAGCGTGCTGACCACGACCAGCTGCCGGACAGCATCAAGGCTATCTGGGAACAGAACGCTGAGCGATGGAAGAAGATCAAGGCTCTTTATTATACCTGTCAGGATATTAAGGAGCCGTGTGACCGTGCCGAGTCGCTCAACACGCTCAAAGAGACGTGGTATAAGTACAAGTCGGAGTTCGTAAGATACGATGATTACGTCATCGAAAATAGCGATGAAACCGCACAAAAAGGGACCATGCCTGTTGACTACGCCAAAGCCATTACCAACGCTCGCAGCTATCTGAGCAAGGCTGTCAAGGATGATAAGCTGCTTAATAAAAGAAAGGCAGCTCTCGCCGACGATGCAGATGAAAAAACTATCCAGGACTACAACACCTCACTCCAAAGTGTAATGGATAGAGTACAACTGCTGCTCAACAGTGGCGAGATTATCGGTGACGACCTCCGCCAGAAACTTACGGATGCCGGTGTCGTTTTCCCTGAGGAAAAACCGTCTGAGACGGTTGAACCGTCAGAAAATGCCGATTCCACCGATGATAAGGATATAGACAATGAGCAGGGGCAGGAGAATTGACGACATCTTGCAGCCGCTCACACGCCAGTCGAACCAATACTTCCTCGGCAACGGACTTCACACGCTCGGCCTGCTCGGATGGATCCTGTCGCAGACCGGACGTGCTGATGTCTGGGTCAGCACTTTCTCTACGTCGGATGCTTTCTGCTCCGGCTTCCTCAATCTGAGGAAGAAAGGTCTCATTGGGAAAGCGTCACTTGTGGCTGACCTGAAAGCTTCGAGAAAGACAATACAACTGGCCAAGCTGATGAGCAGCTGCTTCGATAATGTCTATCTTGCGCAGAATCACTCGAAGATAGTTCTCGTACAAAATGAACGTTGGACGGTATCCGTCATATCTTCGCAGAACCAGACTTATGGCGACCGTGCTGAGTGTACCATGGTAACAACATCACAGCAGGCTTTCCTGGATCTCTATACGGGACTTGACAATATCATTAAGAAATCAGTTGACCTCAATGGATTATTCGAAAGAGTTGCTTCAAAAGATAGAAGAAGAAGCGAGGCGCATGATGACTCCGGCGGAGATTTCCGCCCTTTTGGGTATTGATGAGACGGAACTGACCGATGATATCAATACACTCGGCCATCCTGCGCGGCGGGCCTTCTTCCACGGTGTGGCCATCACAGCAAGGGAGATACGAGAGGACGTGCTCATGCCTTATTCGCAGACCTACGGATCCTTCAACCTACCAGTGGAGGCCTTCGAGCTGCTTGCATGGGGCGACCCCGTTGGCATCGTGCTCAACAACAATCCCATAAACGCCTATTGCCTCTGCAACTGCGTCATAGACGAGGACCGCCTCGAGAACAAGAAGCCCATCAAGGTCTCGCAGTTCCGAAAAATCGACGGGGCCATCACGCTCCTAATGACGCTCGGACTGATGTGCACTTACGAAAGATAAACACTTAACATGTAATTATGAATGAAAATATAGATAACGTTGTAGCACTCGCGGACATCTGCAAGGTGCTACAAGGTAAGAATGTAGACAAGAAGAAAACCAACGAGAAAAAACACGGACTGCCTGTTGTGGTCGGAGCTTCAGACCTGATACAAGGACGCTTCGTGCCTTCTCGATGGTGCTACGAGAAGCTCAACCTGCCAACGCTCACAGAAAAAGGAGATATACTTGTATCGGTAGTTGGTACAATAGGGAAAATGGCCGTAAACACAGACGGCACGGCAATTCTGTCGAAACACGTCTGCGCCTTACGTCCCAAAGAGGGCGTGTCAAGGCAATATCTTATGGCAGTAGTGTCACGTCTACTACTCGATGCAATACCCGACACTGCTGATGAGGTAGTGCTCGGTTTTCAAAACAAAGCAGATATTGCCGTGCTGAAGAAGATACGCTTCACACTCCCTGCACTATTCATCCAGGAGTGGTTGGTATCTCGCCTAACATCTATAGCCACCATGATTCTCGCATACAAAGGTAAGAAGGATGACTTTCTATCATGCGAAGGTATCATTTCTGTTATAGAGCAGGAACGTAAGGAGCAGCGGGCACACATGAGAAAACTATCGGAAAAACTCGGCAAGATAGCAGACATGCTTGGCAATTTGCCACCGGATAGCGACACTCTGAAAATGATTGATGATGCACGTAGTGCATACTCACGACTTCTTAAAATTCAATAAATATTATAACGTATGAAGATAGACTTTTCTGTTGTGGAGGTATTGAAGACCTCCGAGTTTGACGGCAGTCTTTTACGTCTGCCTGGGCAGCTGGAACGCAAGCTATACGAACGTGTGGCCAAGGTACTGAAGAGTATCGGCGGCAAGTGGTCGAGTGCGAAGAAGGCTTTTGTATTCAAGGAGGATGTAGGCGACCTCATTACATCCATCGCCGACTCTGGCGAATACATTCCGGAGCGACAAGCACTTCAGTTCTTCCCTACCCCCGAGTCTCTCGCTCGCGAGATTGTGGAGATAGCGGATATACGTCAAGGCGAACGCACTCTTGAGCCCTCTGCTGGCCAGGGTAACATTGCTCAGTTCATGCCTACACCCGACTGTATAGAACTCGACCCAAAGAATCGAGCCGTACTTGAGGAGCGAGGCTTCCGCGTCGTCGGCGAGGACTTTCTAAAATTCACGTCGTCGGCATCGTACGATGTTATAGTAATGAACCCGCCGTTTTGTAAGCGACAAGACGCTTTGCACATCCTCAAGGCGATCTCAATGGCAAACCGCAAGGTCGTAGCTATCGCTTCTCAGGCTGTGATGTGGCGTACTGACGGCCCGTACAAAATGCTGCGCGACGCCGTCGCACACTACGGAGGCTATATGCGTAAACTTCCGGACAAGTCGTTCAAGGAGGCTGGCACAATGGTTAATACGGCACTTGTAGTGATAGACAAGACAAAACACCTCTTGTAATTCTCCAATTGCGTGCTCGACACCGACAACCTGGAGAAATCCGGGACGCGGCACGTGCCGGCTCGCCGTTCTCGGTATCAGAATGCCTCAGTATGATAGAAAGACAACTTTCCTCAGTGACAATGATATAAATATGAGCTTACCTGTCAACATAGATGAATACTCGCGTCTGGTCGTCCTCGACGATAACGAACTTCAGGCGCAGAATGTGGCCGTTTCCGTCCGGGAACGGCTGCAGCGGCTTCGTGGCATCTACGCCTACTGGCTGCAGTTCCCGTCGAAGTTCGATAAGGAGATTGTGGATTACGACATGAAGAAGTTCAAGGTCGGCAGGGCTCAGGCATACGACGACTTGCATCTGACTCAGATTCTCATGGGTAATCTGCAACAGGCATCCAAGGAGTTCATGCGTTGGAAAATCAATCGCGACCTTGAAGAAGATCTTCGGCTGGCCAGGCAGCGAGGCGATCTGCGCGCCGCGGCCTCGATAGAGAAGAACCGCATCATGAACAACCGCACTGACAAGGACGATGAGCCGGAGTTGGAGTTTGATAAGATTGTGCCGCAACAGTTCGAGATGACCGATGATCCGACGGTCATCGGCATACAAAAGGTTCCCGGTCTGCGCGACCGCATCCGGAAGTTGGAGAAGAAATACGGCGACACGAAGATTGAGGATGCAGACTATGAGGAGATAAAGGAAGAGCACGATGGAAACGGAACAGGTTCATAAGGAATATTTCAACGACCCGCAGCTCTACTCCCTTGCCATGAACACACGCGACGAAGTGATTGTCGCTGGGCGCGGTATGGGTAAGGGAGCCATACAGGCGGGCCGTCTGATGACGAATTTCCAGGGCATGCCGGGGTCGATGGGCGGCTTCGTCTCACCGTCAGTCAAGCGGTGCCTGACCAACATCCTGCCCTCGATGCTCATACACTTGGAGCGATGGGGATTCAAGCGCGACCTCCACTATGTCGTCGGCAAACGCCCTTGGAAGGCCTTGCACTGGAAATCGCCCATCTTCACACCGGCCAACTGGGAGAATACCATCTCGTTTTATAACGGCTCGGTGTGTAACATCATCAGTCAGGACCGTGCCGGCACCAGCAACTCGATGTCGCTCGACTACATCATCATCGACGAGGCGAAGTTCATCAACTTTGAGCAGCTGAAGGATGAGACATTTCAGGCCAACCGAGGCAACGAACAGTACTTCCACAACTTCCCGTTGCACCACGGCATGACCATCACGTCGGATATGCCGGTTACGAAGAAAGGCTCATGGTTTCTCTCCTACAAGGACGACATGGATAAGGAGCTCGTGGAAGCCATCGAGGGACTGGTGTATGCCAAGTGGAGGGCGAAGCGCCAGCAGAAGGCGATGCCATCGCAGGCGGATGCCATCCAGAAGAAGATAGATCGCATCGACGCGAAGCTGAGCTTCCTGCGGTCAAAGTGCCTTCTCTATAAGGAGTACACCAGTATCCAGAACCTTGCCCTCTTGGGTGAGGAGTTTATCCGCCGTGCCAAGCGCGACCTGCCGCCGCTGACCTTCGCCACGTCCATCATGTGCAAGCGCATTGAGATAAGTACGGACGGCTTCTACGGCGGCATGAGGGAGGATGTCAACCTCTACACTGCGCCGAATGAGAATGTGCTTAATCTCGAAGCGCTCAATGACGGTGCCATCCCCAACGACTGCCGTCAGGATAGCGACCTCGACGCTCAATTGCCGCTCATCATCGCCTTTGATGCCAACGCGAACATCAACTGGCTGGTCTGTGGCCAGGTGGGCAAGGATGGCAAGCTCCGTGTACTGAAGTCCTTCTTCGTGAAGTACGAGCGGAAGATCCCGGAACTGCTTGATGATTTCAACGACTATTACCGCTATCACCGTCGTCGGCAGGTTGTCTTCTATTATGATGCCACCTTCGTGGGTAACAGCTATGGTACGCACTCCGAGTCCTTCTATCGCATGATCATCACGGGCCTGCGTCGCAAGGGATGGAACGTGAAGTCCAAGTATATCGGTAAGCCGATGAACCACGTCTTGAAGAATGACCTTATCAACCGCATGTTCCGTGGCCGTGCCCACCACTTGGTGCTCATCAACAGGGACAACAATCCGGATCTGCTCATCTCCATCACCTCGGCCGGTGTCAAGAATGGCCAGAAAGATAAGAGCGGTGAAAAACTTGCGGAGACCGAAGAGGACAAGCTGGAGAGCCGTACCGACGGCTCCGACGCGTTTGACACGCTGTGCATCGGGGTAGAGCGGTTCCCAGTCATGCAGTATCGCAGTGTGTCCACCAATACATATTCTAAATAGCTATGGACATGATAAAAAAACGGTTAAAAGGCGGATCTCAAAATCCTATAGTCTTCCATGATTATGAGAGTTATATCGCCAAGTTTCAGGAAAAGGAAAAAACGACGGATGACACCTATACCCCCCCCGATGACAACAAGCCGTCCGGCGGCCTACGGACGCACAGCCCTGGAGTTACACGCTCCGGGGCTTTTTATTGCATAGAAAAGCCCCGGCACGGCTCAGTGTCGGGGCTTGGTGTGATTAAAAGAAAGGGCTAAAGTGAAACGCCCAGTGAGCCTAATTTCTGCGACATGTCGGCAAGAGCGTGCTTGAATGTGCCACGCTCTTCTTCTGTGAATGTGGCTGCCTTTCCATTCACTATATTGCCGTTAATCTTATGCGCAAGCCATGAACGCGACTTGCCGAAATAAGTCTTGGCGATATATGCCATTGAAATCATTTTTGTCACCTCTCCCATCTTCTCCGCGACGGTGAGGTCTTCAACCTCTTTTGCCGTTGAATGGATAAGACTTTCAAGGGCCTCGGTGAATGCCTTGGGATCTTGATTCTTCAACGTTTCCATCTCCTTGGCCACGGCTTCTTTCTCCTCTTTGGTCTTGGCCATCCGGTTTCTTTCTGCGAGCAGCTTTATTTGTTCTTTCATCTTCATTCTATTTGTTTAGAAGGTTTGCCTCCTTTACAGGAGGCTCGCCTTAATCGTTTTTAATCTTGTCTTCAAGTTCATCGATTTCCTTTTGTGCTATCTTCTGAAAGTGATTGGGGAACTTCTTCCAATACTCTAAATAGAACAGCAGGTCATCTTCTTTTTCCTTAAGTTCCTTTGATTTTCGTTTCTTCTTCATTACGTCATTTCTTTTTAATCACACTGCAAAGATAATAAACTTTTGTTGATTATGCAAATATTTGGGAAAGTATTTTCAACAAATGTTTATTTTCATTGCTCTTAAAGCGCTGAACCGATGATGCTCATCCGTCCGGCGCATACCGCGGATGGCAATTGCCATACCTCTTGCAGCGACAAAAGAGTTAATTGCCGACGTTGCAGAGTTGAAAGGTCTTTACATATTCCGCTATATCAAAGGGAGGCAATTGCCAAGGCGGCTTAGGGCGGTGGGGGCTGCTAAGGCAGGCTTCGGCGGCTTTCGCCGCTCGCAAACCGCCAAATCGTTGATATTGCGCGGTTTGCGTTTTGGGGTAGTGGAATATTCGCGCAAAATCACCCAAATTGCCATCTGAAAACGGTAACTTGGGACCCCTTTTGCGCGAAAAACGCCCACTTGCCAAGGTGTTGACATCGTTTTAGTGGGCAGAGCGGTCAAAGAAGCGTTCTCCCTTTGCCAGGGGAACGTGCGTTTTTTTGATTCTCTGAATTCTTAACACGTAACTTAACCCTTTCATATTGCCGGCAGGTGTCAGACATGGTATTTTCCAAAGCTGGTGATACTTCTTATCTTTGTGACAAAATTAAGATTTGCAATATGAGTATAACGGTATCACAAGGACTTTCTGGTAAGTATTTCTCCGCCACCGTACCTGACCTGATTTTCGAAATCGGCGGAACGGATGCCTTCGTCGTGTTAAGGCTCGACGGGGATGAAGTATACTCTGAGAGACTGTTCCCCGTGGGCGGCAGTATCTCCATACGCGACGTTGGAGATCTGGTGCGTCCGTACGCTAAGGCGCGTCTTGTGACAGAGATGACGGTTAATATCACCGAGCGGGACGCGAACGAAAGCGATCTCAGCTCTACTTCATTGTCATGTACCATCGTCTATTGCGAAGCAGACATCGACATGGCTGCTGAGAAGTGGTGCGAGACCCATTTTTTGACCATTTTGATGGGAGCACGCGTCACTTCTCTCGGCCGTCTCGAATACCTGCATTATATCGGCACGGATTCCGCTACCGTCACCGCATATTATTCAGATGGCAGCACATGGTCGTTCGCAGCCACCGTTATCGGAGGTAATACAAAGTACACGACCATCGACTGCTCCCCAGCACGCTACACAGCCCAGGGTAAGACGCTCACGTCGTATGTTGTCAAGGCTGGCAGTCGCTCGCAGCAGTTTGACATTGACTTCTCCAACCCAGACTGTGCGCCTATCCTCGTATTTAACAACTCGTTCGGATGTGAGGAACTGCTGTACTGTATCGGTAAAGAGACGATCTCTGCGGCATATAAGTACGACACCGCATACATAGAGGGTAAGAACACTAACTACAAGGTGACGGAGACGACGAGTTTCAAGGCTGACACAGGCCCGCTTTCGTTTCCCATGGCGGACTGGTGCAGAGAATTGTTCCGTTCCGACTATGTGCGAATTGTGAACGTCTATGGCGGTACGGTGACACCCGGAAAGGAGATGATTGTCTCCGACCCGAAGGTGGAATATGGCAACAATATCGACGCACTGCCACGCATCACCTTCACCGTGCAGTATGCCCAGAAAAATCACAACGTCATACAGACGGCACGTGCTGGCAGGATATTTGACAATACGTTTGACTATACTTTCAATTAGTCGGAGATAACAGATAGGAGCTAATACAGATGGCTGACGACACTACAAGTAAATTCAAGAAGATGCTTTCATTTTTCGAAGGCATCCGCGATGAGCGCAACACCGCCGCCAATACTGCCTCACGTATCGGCAGGGCATTCATCATGATGCTTGACTACTGCGCCAACGGCGTGGCGGGGTTGTATCTCTCAAAAACGAAAGATGATGAGACGACGCACAAGCTCACCATGGGCGAGGCAGCGGTGAAGGGAGACGCTACGGTTGGCGGGAATGCGACGGTGGGCGGTGACGCTACCATTATCGGCAAGGTGGTGACGGACGACATCCATTCTTCGGACTCGGACGGTAGCACGTCGATGACGGGCAAGGGATGGACACTGAAGAATGTGAGCGATGAGACAGGGAGCTACTCGGTGCTTGCGGTTGACAATATCGTCGTGAGGAAGAAGTTAGAGGCAGCTGAACTGGAGATCCACAGGAAGACGTATGTGGGTGCTCAGATGATCGCGAGCGACTGGGGTCATAAGATCCTGAGGGTGGACCCGGTAACGTACGACCCGGAGACGGGTGATGTGTCTTCTGTTTCCGGGTTGACGCTCTTCACGCTTCCTGTGACGGTTGACGGTGTGGAGCGGCCGGTGGCGTTCGTAGGCCGTGCGCTGAGCGACACGGAGACACGTGTGGAGCTGCTCGGCGACGGCAAGGGGATGCTGAACCGGGAGCTTGAGACGACGGCGAACGCGTTCAAGGTGTACTTCTGCGAGAGCGACGGTACGGCCTCTGTTGAGGATGATCTTGTGACGGGCGCGATGGGCCAGTGCCAGGAGTTCAACGTGAAGGAGCGCGTGGCTCATAACTTCCAGAACACATACTACTGGGGAGTGTGCGTGATGCATGGCGTGGAGGACAACGTGCTTATTGGCGGCAAGCCGACGAAATGCGTGTACGGGGTCTTCGCTCACACGACGAAGCTGCTGACGCTGACGAGTGAGGTGAGCAAGCATACGTTCACGTGCTACGGCATGGAGCAGAGCGGCTGCACGTTCCCCGTGGCTGGTGACGACATGGTGGGCTTCGGCTGCGCTGACCCGTGGCAGGACGCTGACCGCTGCAACGCTATCATCATCGCGAGCAAGGACGGTGAGCAGAGCGCCCCGTCGGTTATCTCCTACAGTGGGATCGGCCGGAAGAGGACCGGGGACATTGCCGGTACACTTGACGACGATAGTGTTTACCAGGCCTACGCGGGTATCGAAGAGCAGTACTCGGTACCGACTGGGAAGGATGACCGCCGTCTGGACTTCCGGGTGAGCAAGAAGGCTGGGAACGTGTTCAAGGGTGACCTGTACTTCAAGGGTAGCGACGGGGAGACGCTCCTGCCGGTGGTGGAGAGCGAGACGACGAGCGTGTGGCAGCTGGTGCCTGTGACGGAGAAGGCGGAGATTGACTATAGCATAGACGCGACGAGATACAAGGAATACCAGGACACCGCCCTTCAGGGCGGCACACAGAACGGGCAGCAGCAGACGGCGGCCAAGGTGTTCGTGAAGAATGGAACGGTAAACCTTCAGTATCAGATCGTGCACCAGCAAGGCGATGACGGGCCTAAGGTGTTCTCAAACATGAAGAGCATGCCAGAAGGTTACGAGATCGTGGTTACGGAATTTTATTCAAACGACGGCATTAAATATAGCTGCCGCAGTAACGGCCCCGATGTCGGTGCCACTAACTTGCACGACCAACTTTGGTTCCAAGACACTTCTGCATCGGACGTGGCTTATGTCCGGGTTATCCTCTATAACGACAAGGGCGACATGGTTGATCGTCGCGAGGTGCGCATGAAGCTCAACACGAACGGGGTGTTTGAGGCGAACCGGGACTTCCTGGCTTATATCTACTACGGTACGGACGGGACCGGTGGGGCGCAGTACACTAACAAGCGGATCTCGACGATGGAGGGTAACTACAAGGATCTGACCAGACGGGTGAGCGATGCTGAGGTAGACATAAGCACAAACTCGCAGAAGATCACGGAGACAGCAGAAAAATATGAGCGCGTGCTTGAGCAGGTGAATCAGGAGAAGACGGACCGGGGAAACGCGGAACTGGAACTCAAGACCAGCATCGAGGCTACGGCCTCGGGTATCAGGACGACGGTGCAGAGCCTGTATAAGGAGGGTAACCTGCTGTGGGGTGCAAACGTGGCGGGTATGTTCCAGAAACAGTTCCACGTGTATAGCTCTGAGACGATCACGGTGAAAGCCGGGATCACGTACACGCTGACGGTAAAGGCGTGGTTAAAGGCCGACGCCAACGATCCTCAGCAACCTTTCTGCACCAACCATGCGATGCGGATCGCTATTCACGGGACGGGGCTCACGGACAACCTCACTGGGGCTGCACTTGGGGACGCATCCTTGTGCAGGGATAAGAAGAATACGCCGGCGATCGGGTATATCAACCGGATCGTGTTTACGCCCTCGGAGGACACGAGCCTGTATGTGACGATTAACGAGATCGTGGAGCATAAAGACAATCCTGACCCTGGGACTTATGGCGGGGTGTATGTTGACTGGCTTCGGATCGACGCGGGGGACCATGATACTGTAGCGAAAGACCAGTACGAGGAATGGGCACCGGCAGCCAAGGATATAGAGACCATCAACCTCTTGCCCGACCCCGCCTTCTCGGAAGCCATCGGGTACAGCAACGGCATGGGGGAGAGGAACACGTTCGTCGGAAGCATGGGTGACGCAGTGCCGTGGATGTCGAGGGATTCGTCCGCCGACGGTGACGGGTGCCGCGGCGTGACGTTTGAGCGGAGCGGTTACAGCGACCCGAACGGCACGAACCCTAATTCTTATGGAGGCCTGAGATACATCGTGCCTTTCAGAGGTGCCGGGACGTATTGTATATCCTTTGTCTATACCGACCTTTCCCAGACATTGAGCGGCAAGCCAAGCATGGACGAAATTGTTTCTATGGAGGTCCATCCCTGCGACGCGGACAAATACCGGATAACTGGCGGAGCTTTTACTGGCGGCAGGAACACCAGCAGCGCCAACAGCGGTATCATCCGCGCGCAGACCTATAAGACGTTCGGGGAGACTGCAACGGACAACAGCGGAAAGGTTAAGAAGATAGCGTATCTGGAGGTTCGCGTGTTCCTTCTTCGCAACGGCAGCGTGCGTGTCTCTCGCATGTGCCTGTCGAAGAGCGACCACTATATCTATTGGAACGCCAACGCGGTGAGCACGGAACTCGGCAGGACGCTGAGCATGGAGAGCTATGTTGACCAGCGTGCTGACAGTCTGGAGGCAGGCATCAGGCAGGGTCTGAAGAGCGTAGGATTCAGGATGGACAGCTCAACGTGGAGCGTGAACACGTGGGGAAACCTGTTTGCGTGGTACGCCAACGAGAAGGATGCCAAGGCCGGAAACACGGGCAATGCGGTGATGTACATGGCTCAAGATAACGGGACGTGGACGCTGCACGTGAAAGGGTACGTGGAGGCGACGGGGGGAACGATTGGAGGGCTGAAGCTCGCCGACGACGGTCTGTATCAGGGGACGGAAAACACGATGCGGTATTCCTACTACTCGAACGACTCGATGTATCTAAGAGGTTTCCGTGCGTCGACCAACAATGCCTCGACCTTTCATATCGCACTTGGCTGGCCCAGCGTAACTAACCCTGACGGCTCGACAACGGCCAGGAGCATAGGCTATGCTAACCATGGCTTAAATGGAGCCATGGAGGTTGTCCGAAAGACCAAGGGTAGCAGCAATACTTTGAAGCTGAGAGGCAGTGGCCAGATTGAAACGGGCGACGCTACGGTCTACGAAGGTGACAACGAGTGCGCATTGGGCACACGCTGCGGTGACAGCAATACAGGCTACGGTTACGGTATCGTGAACATCGGCATGCTGGCCACGCACCGTATTACGGTGCTGACGGGCAAGGGGAGCAGCAATGTGAAGCTTCAGACGGAGGGCTTTTATATCGCAACGGGTAACGGTATGAAGATTACTATGCCGGACAATCCTCAGAATGGGGCAGTCATATGTGTGGTGCAGCAGTGCGATGGCAGGATAAATTTCGACGGGAATGGCAAAAAATTCAAATACGGAAACGACAGCACTTCTACTGCTTATTCGGGTACAGCAGGCCAATGGAACTTCTTCCTGTTTTACAGTGACGGTTATAATAAAGACTACTGGCATTGTAGCTATTTTAATGGGAGGCTGTGGTGACACTGTATCACGGTGCAGCGGCCTGCACAACCGCAAAACGAAAGACGGAAGGAACGTGGAAGACGGGAAGGAATACAGACAAGACAAAAAGACAGAACAGATAAAAAACAAGGACTATGGCAATAGAGAAACTTGACCAATCGGAGCTTTACGGCTTCCCGATAACGGACTTGGAAACGGCGACGGCCGAGGAGACAGCGGCGGGTATATCGCTTCCTGTCATCGTGACGAGCGGCGGGACACCAGCCTATAAGGTTGTGACGACAAAGACGTGGAGCGACTATGTGGCCACGACGACGGCGGACGCTATCAGTGCGGCTAACGCTAAGGTGGACGCTGCCACGGCTAAGGTGGATGCTGCGGTGCAGTCGGCGAACCGTGCGGCGGGTAACGCTCAGGCTGCGGCGGACAACGCAAACAGTAAGGCGGCATCGCTTGACAGTGCGGTGGCGAAGGCTGACAAGCTCAGCGGTGACGTGAGCACTATGGAGACGCGGGTAAACGGCGTGGGGACTGTGATCGACAACGCCAACAACGCGGCTACGGCTGCCAGCAATGCGGCTAAGAGTGCCAGCGAGGTGGCGGACAACCCGACGTATGTGGGGCCGGACAACTACGTGTACCGATACGACCGGGCAAAGAAGGCTTATGCGAAGACGGAAGTCTATGTCAAGGGTGACACGGGGCCTCAGGGACCGAAAGGTGAGACTGGTGCACAGGGACCGAAAGGTGACACGGGATCGCAGGGCCCGAAGGGGGAGCCGGGCGGCATTCCGTCGATCAAGGTCGCGGCAGGTGCTCATATCAACACGCCCGGAACACCTGCGGTGACGATCAACGGGGCGACCTTTATCTTTGACTATCTGAAAGGAGAAAAGGGAGATAAGGGCGACACGGGCGCGCAAGGTATTCAGGGACCCAAGGGCGACACTGGCGAACAAGGGCCGCAAGGTCCGCAAGGCAATATGGGCATCCAAGGGCCGAAGGGTGACCAGGGCGATCCGGGTGAGGTCACCAAGGCAGCTGTGGAGACTGTTCTGACGGGCGACATCACGACGCACACGCACGGGCAGTATGTGACACAGACGGACTTGAATACGAAGTTGGGTGACTATGTAGACAGAGATTCCTACAATCACGGGTATGATACCTTGAGCGATGCTATATCAAAGCTTGCCCCGAAGGTCGAGAGTAATACTTCTGGGGTCAAAAGCAATACTGATTCCATCCGAAGCCTTGAAAAGGGTCTTAGCGATTTACATGCTACGGTTACCAAGCTCCCGAAAGTGGTGCTGACGACGGAGGGTGACTACGCGGCACTGGCGGCGAAGGACAGTAGCACGCTGTATTGTATTCCAGAATAGAGAAAGGAGGGTGGACATGATATACTTAGGCGAGAAGAAAGTGGGAAGTATCTACTTAGGAGACAAGAAACTCAGCAAGATATACCTTGGGGAGAAACTCGTGTGGGAGGGGTACCCCGAGGGGCATATTATCGGGACGTCGATGTATCGGGGAACTCCTTTTTCTGCAGCGTCGTTTAATGAGCGAGACAAATCATATGCAACGGACTTGAGGTGCAATGCGGATGCCAACAAAAAGATAGATTTTGACGTTAGCCAGTATGAGGTAGGTTATTCACAATTCTTTTACAATATGACATATATTGTTAGTATCGACAGTTTTAAGGTGGTTGAGTACACCGCTATGATCTACCGTGAAATTTGCGAATGCCGTGATTTAGAAAGGGCTAATATTAATGGGTTTAGAATTGTGGTTACATACAATAATGGTGTAATTAATAATGAGTCTAAAACTTTTCCTATTTGGTTCTTTTTTTACGGATGTCCCAACCTGAAATATATTCAAGCAGGAGGTTTTGAATGGGATAAAGTAAGTAGTATTAAAGATACATTCAGAAATTTACCCGCTATTATAGAACTGGATCTTTCAGGAGCTGACTTTGATGGTGTAGATATTGAAAAGAACTGTTTTACTTACAATTTTGGCACTGTCGGCACTGTTGTCAAGGTTATCGGGTGCTCGGCGACGACGCAGAATAAGATTCTTAACGCCCTGAACACTAACAACGGAGGGCAGACGTGGGTGCTGAAGGACGGGGTAATAACAAGGACGTCGTAGGCGGTAAAGCTGGCCTTTGCCGCCGCACAGCAGCGGCCTACGGAACCCAGCCGCTGATCCTCGCCCTGAAGGGCGGGACACATGTATTTTCCTGTCGCGTAATATTGATTTATCTTTGCCGTGTAATCAAAAAAAACAGCAGTTATGACACCGGACACGAAAGAAAAGATACAGTACTCCACGGCAGTGATGATGATTGTCTCCGCCGTCGCCCTCGCCTTTATATGCTTCTTCCTGAACCATTACAAGATTGCGGACTCCGTACTATGGTACATCGCCCAGGCACTTGTATATGCCGCCAGCATCTTCGGCATCTCGCTCGCCATCAACACCAAGATGGGACAGGTGAAGAACGACGTGAAGCAGTATGTGGATAACGAACTAAACAAACATAACAATGAGAAACATTAATCTGATTGTTGTACATTGCACCGCCACGCCCGAGGGGCGTGACGTGACCGTGGCCGACATTGACAGGATGCACCGCGCCCGTGGCTGGAAGAAGATAGGCTACCACTATGTGGTGTATCGTGACGGCAGCGTCCATGAAGGCCGTCCCGTGGCCGAGGTTGGTGCTCACGTGTATGGCCATAACGCCAACTCCATCGGTGTGGTGTATGTAGGCGGCGTGTCCGCTGACGGCAATACCCCTAAGGACACACGCACGCCGGCCCAGCGCAGAGCCCTCGCCGACCTGCTGCGGAAGCTAAAGAAGCAGTTCCCCGGTGCCCGCATCTGCGGTCACCGCGACCTATCGCCCGATTTGAACCATGACGGGAAAATAGAACCTGCGGAGTGGGTGAAGGCCTGCCCTTGCTTTAATGCGGAGGAAGAGTATGCAAAACTATAAGAACACACTATTATCCCTGCTCGCTTTCATCATGGCCATCGTTGGTGTTGTCCTTGCATGGAATGATTCGCAAAAGAGCAAGCAGAAGGTGGAAGAGCTGAAAATACAGCTCGCCCATGCACAGATAGAACCGCTTATCCAACGCGATACGATTCGCGACACAGTATCTGTGGCCACCTCTGCGGCCATTCCCGTGGAGCGCAGCACGTATAAGAACGAGCTGGCGGACAAGCAGCTTATCAAGGAACTCCGGCTAAGGCTCGGGCAGATAGAGGCACAGCAGCTGAGTGGCACCGCCATCCACGACACCGTCAGGCTGGAGGCAAAGGCCAACAGCCGCTATGAGTATGCCGACCGCTGGGCTCGCTTCACACTAAGTATGAAACCGCCCGACACGACGATCGTCTATACGGTCAGCGACTCGGTGGCGACCATCGTATATAGGGAATATAAGCATAAGTTCCTCTGGTGGCGATGGGGAACGAAAGGTTACAAGGTGAAAGTTGTGAACTTCAACCCCCACGCCACCATCAGGTACAACCAGTATATCAAGGTAGAGTGATATGGCTCAGGAAACGATATTCAATGCCTTCGACTATTTCGAGACGATGGCAAGGCAGAACAGGCTGGCCACAGAGCAGGGCTTCAAGGTGGGGCGGTGCTCCGGTCTCGGCGGCATGCAGGACATGATGAGCGACTTTCGTAAGACAGCCAAGTATATCCTCGTTGACGACACTACCTCGCAGAATACCTACTCCAACGGAGTGGGCTATTTCCGCAAGAGCGTCTATACCGTCTTCATCGTCGCCCCCTACCGCATCGACGACATGGCCGACCGCGAGCAGCAGCTGAACCTCTGCCGCGCCATCTTCCGGCAGATGCACTCCCGTCTTATCCACGACCGCGAGGAGATGACCTGCGGCGACGCGCTGGAATACATGCAGGTGGAGCGCATCTACAGCAACGAGTTCCCGGAATACCTCATGTCTGGCGTTACGGGACTCTACTTCATGGTGGAGAACGACGAACCAATCGATCTGACCTATGACAGCAGACAATGGACTGAGGGGTAGCCTCACGGAGCAGGACCGCGAGCAGTACGAGCAGCGGTGGACCGACTTCATGGTGAAGATCTGGCAGGAGAAGATGATGAAGTTCTCGCCACCCGTCTATGACACGGGCGCTTTGTATCAGTCGTTGACAGGCGTGCTTCATCCCGGTACACCGACCACCATAGAGCATCACTTCTTGGAGTATGGCATCTATGTGGCCGCTGGTACCGGCAATGGCTACCGTCGAGGCAACAGCGGCAAGGATGATGAGAACGGCCTGCAGTTCCTGCGTGGCAAGAAGTGGAACAAAGGTAAGGGGCATCGCCAGCGACGCGACTGGTTCATGAAGAAGTACCTCTATAGCATCCATCGCCTGAACGACTTCGAGGCTCAGTTCTACGGCGATGCCTACCAGGGTTTGATCTCCGATGCCCTCGCTGCCATGTTCGGTGATACCACAGCACTGGCCAGACATAACGGTGGTAATACCAATGCAGCCATGTCGTTGGGAAATTTGTAACTATTTTCCTGCCAACGTTGGAAATATCCTATAATTTGCTTACCTTTGCAACAGAAGTTCAAGCGCTCACCAACTTACATTCAGAGGTACTTGGCTTTAGGGGCGGAGCGCCGGCCACATTTAATCTCCGCCCCTATTACTTTTGCAGCAAAGTGTAGTTCTTACAATAAGATTAATTAAACATTCTCAGAAGGCTGGTATCCGTGAGGCTGCCAGCCTTTGTCATTGGTGAAATGTTAAATCTTCAATAGGTAGCAAAAAAGTTACTTCAAAATTTGACGGAATGTAACTTTTTCGCTACCTTTGCAGTGTCAATAAGACAAAGAGTTCTTTATTTTATTTCATTTCAATTGTGTATGAAAACCAGTGAATTTAAAAGGCTACTCCTTAAAAAGGGATGCCGCCTGCAAAGACACGGTTCTCGGCACGACATGTGGTTGAATCCGGATAACGGACACACCGCAATGGTACCGAGACATGACGCACAGGAAGTTAGCACAGGTCTTCGTAAAAAGATCATGATGCAACTTTTTGGTACTGATTAAAAGGATGCCAGCGCGAAAGTGCTGGCAACCTTTCAGTAATGAATGGAATGATTGCGAGAACTCTTTTTATATAGAACATAAAACAGAAAAGATATGAAGGTGACAGTTATTGCAGAGAAGCAGCCGGGAGTGAGAAATTGTTCTTGCTTTCTGGAGAAAGATGTTGATGAAAAGCATGGTCTTTCCGGATATGGTCCTACCGTAGATGCAGCTGTCAAAGACTTGCTTGATGCTCGGCAGGAATACATTGACATAGATGGTGTTGATATGCCCGAGCTGGAAATGGCATTCAAATATGATATTTGGGCATTCTTCGATAAATTTCCCCTCAATGCGAGCTTGGTAGCCAAACAGATTGGTATTAACCCTTCTCTTATGCGCCAATATATTTCAGGCAGTAAGAAACCGAGTGAGAAAAGGATCGAGGAAATACAGAAAGGCATACGGGATTTGGGCAAGACGTTGTCTGATATTTCCCTTGTAAGATTTTAGCTGTGCGTCATGCGCAGATGAAATAAATAAATGAACTCTTGGAGCCTCCTGCGCGTGATGCGTGGGAGGCTTTTTCAATTTATTTCTTCCCAACGTTGGAAAATTAGAAAGGAATGGTTATATTTGCAGTATCAATAATAACAATATAAGGTATGACAGACTTAACGAGTGAGAAAGACAGGCTGAAGTTTTTCTTCCCTGATGGCTGCGGGCTGCTGAAGACCCCTGCGCGAATAGAGAACCAGTATCATGAGAAAGGCATAGTACTCGATGCCATGTGGGACACCGGCGCCCAGTTCTCGGTAATGTCAGAACGGCTTGCCGACAGCCTTGGCGTGTCGCGCTGTCCTGCCGGACTGATGGACGGCGTTGGCCAGACGATGCCGAGCGAGATGGGCTGTGCCATCGCCTTTCCGGGCAACAATGAGTGGTACACCTATATCCATCCCCGGATCGTGCCGAAGATCTCCGTTGGCGTAGAGTTCATCATCGGCCTTGACATCATTACCATGGGCGACTTCTCACTCACGCGCACAAAGGAAGGCACACTGATGGAATTCGTGTTCAACCACGACTACTTCATCCATACGGGTGATGACACCAACAGCAAGTGGAGGTCCTACCAGACCATCTACAACCTGATAAGGAAGTTTGAAGGGAACAAATAAACCCAAACATGGAACAAGACGGCCAGTATCCGCGAGGATGCCGGCCGTTGTCATTGGAGAAATGTTAAATCTTTGATTGCAAACAAAAAAGTTAGCATTTTATTTGGTAGTAGCTAACATTTTTGTTAACTTTGCAGTGTCTTAATAAGTAAGACACAAGTTCTTTTACATCATGAAACATTCAGAACTGATTCGAACGTTGAAAAAGGCGGGATGCCTTTTGAAACGGCATGGTGCTTCGCACGATGTGTGGATGAATCCTTTAACTGGAGCCACAACAGCAGTACCGAGGCACGGAAGCAAGGAAATCAAGAGCAAGACGGTCAAGTCTATTCTTGATGACCTTCTCGGAGAGTAAAGAGGAGACCGCCCGGAGAGAAACCGGGGCGGTCACCTTTTCTGAGTGGGGACGGGTGTGAAAGAACGTTTTAAAAGAAAGGGCAAAAATATGAAAGTAGAAGCAAGAGTGGAAAGAGAGCCAGGAGAGAAGAACTTCTCCTGCTACATGCACATCGACAGCCTCAATTGTGGTGTGTTAGGTGTTGGCAGCAGTGCCAAGGCGGCTATCAAAGATATGCTGAGCGGATGGAAGGATGAGACCGACGAATTGCGGGAAGAGGGTAAGGAAATTCCGGAACTCGAAATCGAGTATAAATTCGATGTAGGCTCGCTCTTCAACTACTATGACTTTATCAATGTGTCCGGAGTATCTCGCGAAATCGGCGTGAGTCCGTCTGTCATGCGCCAATATGCGATAGGCATAAGGAAACCAAGCCCCGAGAGAAAGAAAGAAATCATGATGGGAATTAAGTCGCTTGCGTCGAAGATGCAAACGGCAGAGATATATTGAATGCTTCATGAAGAAGTAGGCAATTACATGTAAAAGAACTCTTGGAGCCGTCTGCGCGAGATGCGTGGACGGCTTTTAACTTTCATCTGCTTTGTAGTCTCGGAAAGAATGATTAACTTTGCCATTGTAATCGGAGATATTTTTTAAACACATATATTATAACACTTCTAAGGGTCAGGGTCTGTGAAGATTTTGACCTTTTTCTTTGTGTAAAAAATTAAAATTCAGTATCTTTGCAAGAGTGTTTAAAAAATGGATTATGGATATTTCTGTTCTTAATGAATATGTTCAAACTATAGGGCATACAGCGCATTACTGGATGGTCAAGACTATGGGCGGACAATATTACGAGAGTTTCGTGAGTGGACATTATATTGCTGTTGGCCCCAACGATATTACACTTCGGGACATACGCGAATATTGTGCGGATGGGAAGAAAGACCATTCCAGACTCAGGTCGTTGGTCGCCAGCAGGCATCCGGATGTGGCACGCCCTGGACATATAGCATCTCAGCTCTACCGCTTTTGCAATGACCTTCAGGTTGGCGATATCGTTATAGTGCCTTCTTATTCGTCCTTTGAGATAAGCATTTGCCGCATAACGGGTGAGGTCTATGAGGATGCCAATGCCAGTGGTGCCGATGGCGATTGTCCGTTCATGAAAAGAATACCGGTAGAAATCATTAAGAAAGTGAAGCGTGGAAGTCTTCCGCCCAAAGCTCAGTTGATGTTCAACTCAAGGCATCCGATATCTGACATCTCGGAGTATGCCACCTATATAGACGGGACATGCCTTGACTACTACAATAAAAATGATGAGATACATGTGGTGCTTAAAATAAACACAGAGGAAGCCGTGGCAGCTTCTACATTTTATAATATGCAGAGGCTGTTCGATATAGCAGAGCGGTTCTGCCGTGACAACGGCGTGGATGGCAATGCTTCTGAAGTGACCATGAAGGTACAGATGGAATCACCTGGTGCATTGCACTTCATATCCAAGAACAAGAATTTCCTCGCCATCGTAGGTCTTGTTATCTTATTTATCAATGGTGGCGGCCTTAAAGTTGATTGGGGCCAGTTTCACCTCGATCTGTCAACAGACGGCATTTTCAAGATTGTCAGCGAATATCTTGACCGACAGACGGACCGTGAAATGAGAGAGTCCATAAAGAACACTATGGACAGTCTGAAGATAGATACTCCTTCTGACTTCAAGAAGGCTATGATAGAACTCTACCAGACCCAGAATGAGAATCGAGAGAAATATTAATAGGGATAATGGAAGAAAGGAATCAGCGCAGCTGCAGCTAAGAGACAAACAATTACCGTTATGCGTTCTTGCATAGCTGTTAAAGTGTTAGCGTTATGGATACATTTAATAAAACTCTGAGCTATGATGAGAAACACCATAGCAATCACTGTGTAAGTGCTGACAAAAGCAAGAATATTGGCTATGGTCTTCATACAAAATAACTTTTCTTCATGTGCAAAGATAGGCATTTCCCGGTATAATCGCGCCCTTCGAACTGTTAAATTTTCCCTTGCCCCCTCATTTTCTTCGCCTTTTTCTTTGCCGTTCCGCTTTTTCTCCCTATCTTTGCCAACGGTTAAAGAACGATGGTAGTCCATCCCGGAGAGCAGCGGTTATTGCTCGGACATCAAGGTCGGGCTTTTTTTATGCCCGGAAAAGCGCGAGTAACTGCTCGCAAAAAAAATATTGGCGGTTGCCATTCCGTAGAATTTGATCAGCCCTTCGGGTGAAGTCATCGTTCTTTAACCAGCGGAATCGGCAGCCGCTTTTCTATTCTGCCAAACAAGGCCCGGCTATCCGGGAAAGGTTAAAGAACGATGCATTATGCAGCAAGCAACAATCAACTTCACCGCGCAACAGGTACGGGCGCGAGTGAGCCTTGCAGACAAGGTGAGAGGACTGTACCGCAGTGTCAACCGTTGGCTGGACGCCAGGAGCGCGTTCTACAGCCGTATCGCGGAGTTTGAGGTGACGCGAAGAGTGGCCATCCGTATCGGCGTCGTGTTCCCGCTGTCCATGGTAGTGGCGGCAGTGTGCGTGGAGCAGAATCCACTGGTGAGCATCACTGCCATGGGCGTGAGCGGATGGATTGTGTACAGGTTGAACAAAAGCGAAAAAGGAGGCCAGGCATGAACGAGGAATTGAAAGAGAACCTGGAAAAGGAGATGAACGCGGAACTTAAAAAGGGAACTTTGCTCCACGTGGAGGTTAGAAAGGTGTTGGGAGACGGTCTTATAGGATTCCGCACTGAGGTTAAAGGAAGTCTTATGTCTCTTACGAAGATGCTGCTCATCGCCATGTCGACGAACAAGGATTTGAAGCATATCATCCAATTAGCCGGCTATGCCAGCTTCCACATTGACGTTGACAGCGTCGAGATGCCTCCCATACCTGATGAGGAGAAAGGAGGCGAGGCATGAGTAAGCTACTGTTGGACGGCAAGGCTGTAGCCTTGCTTGGCGACTTCTGCGACATGGACACCCTGCAGAACCGCATAGAGTTAATGGACGACGTTAAGGACCGTCTTCTCATGGAGCTCGGCGACAGCGAGAACGACGAAGAGCGCAAGACGCTCACCGACTGGATGATCAGCCTGTCGGACATGAAAGAGGACCTAAAAAAGATAAGGAGGGCACAACAATGAACAAAGACTTGAAGCAGTTCCTCGACTGGCTGAAAGAAAACGACCGCACCGAGGAAGAGAAGATGCAGTGCAAGCTGCTCGATGAGTACATGAAGACCCGCGACAACCTACCGGGCAAGGGCGTGACGGGTTCGGAGCTGGTCTCTGACCCGAAATCCTCTGACGAGATCGCTGAAGACCTGCGCCCCATGTACTATATGGACATCAACATCATCGCCCAGTACATGTTCATGCATGAGTTCACTACCACCACCGTCGAGGACGGTACGGTGAAATGGGCCATTTGGCGCGACATGGACTTCCGAGTTTAGGAGACATTTTTTTTAACCATAATCCTTAGGGGGGGGACTGACCGTGAGGCCGGTGCCCCTTTTTTCCTGTTTTAATATACATATTAGTGGTTGACATAAAATTAGCTATTAAAATTTGCAGTTACGATGGAATATTCGTAAATTTGCAACGAAATCATTAAATACGGAACTGATTATGTGCAAGGTAAAAAGCATGTATATGAAAGCATTGGAAAGCGTGAGGGCATACAGGCGCGCTTCCAAGGGCTATTTTTATGACGAATCGGTGACTGTGAGACAGATGAAGAAAGAGTTGTATGATGGTGCTTCCGGATTCTCGACAGATAGGGACAAAATACGTTCGGACTGGCGTGCCATTTCGGGCGACATAAAGAAAGCATTCAAAAATTTGCAGGCCAACAATGTCTAAGCATTCCATCAGCACGCGAGAGACCCAGGTGGGTATCGGCAACACCGTGGGCAAACAAGTGGAGCAAACCGTTTCCGTTGATGACCTGTCCTTGCCAACAGCTCAGGAACTTGAAGCCTACCAAAAGATAAATCCTAACATAGTAGAGTTTCTTTTGGAAACATCACGTAAAGAACAGGAACATCGCCACAAGACGGAAGACAAGAAGATGGAAATCATTCGATACTCAGAGCATAAGAACGGGCGAATGAATTGGTGGGGCATGTTTTTTGCCTTTCTTTCATTGGTTGTCTTGATGGGTCTCTGCGCTTTTGCGCTTTACCTTGACAGGCCTTGGTTTGCCGGTGCATTTGGGGTTACTGCGGTAGTTTCTATCATTTCGGTTTTTGTTGGTGCTGGAAAAGACATCCCAAACAAGAAACAATAACATTAGTATTTGAGATCGCCCCCGAGACTTGCGTCCCGGGGATTTTTTTTGCCACACGTTTCTTTTCCGCTGTATTTTTGGAGCACATTATATATCCCTATCTTTGCGGAAAAGAAACGATTATGGCAATCACAATCAGCAACGGACTCAGCGGCAAGTATTTCTATCAGAAATAATGGAGAAGAAGCAGAAAGTCATCCATTTCAGCGAGATGCAGCGATACCTCGACCTCGCCTACCAGCGCAAGCAGACGGTGAACATCAAAGCCTTCCGCAGCGACGGCCACCGGGTGGAGTACCGCGGATGGCTCGTCCACCATCAGTATTGGAAGGGCGGCTACATGCGCATCATCAATCCCATGAGCCACCAGATGCGTCTGCTGCCCGAAATATTCATCTATGAAGTTAACGGAATGAAAGTATATCTATGAGCAATAACGACTTAGAACTTGTGAAGACCGGCCAGAGCGGCAGCGTACAGCACTTCCGCATCATCCCCCAGGGCGTGGCCAGTGCGAGAGCCTTCAACTCCATCACCGAGGAGTACGGAGGCGACAGCAGCGACGTGTTTGACGAGGACGACGGTACGGTGAACGTCCGTCCTCTGACCATCAACGGGCGTGGCTATCAGTATGTGCCCTTTGGTGTTGACGACATGCTGCCCCATCAGCTGCGCAAGGCCGTGTTGGAAAACATGATTACCGCCCAGTGCCAGCAGTTCAACACCATCTGCTGCTACGGTCAGGGGCTGCGCTTCGTCGACAGGAAGGAGAAGAAAGATGTCGATGACCCCGACATCCGCGACTTCTGCCTCAGGAACTCCCTGCAGGAGTGCTTCGCCGAGCAGTGCACCGACATGCAGATGTACAACTTCTCCGTGACCTGCATCATCCTCACCCGTGACGGCTCGCAGATAGCCCAGGTGCGCCACAAGGAAGCGTGCTACTGCCGTTTTGAGTACGCCCCCTCCACCGTGTCGGGAAAGATAGAGCACGTCTTCTTCGGCGACTTCCGCGTCGGCCACTTCAACGAGAAGCGCATCGAGGCCATCCCCCTGCTTGACTACTGGGACCCACTCGGCGACCTTGAGATACGCATGGGCAAGCGTCCCGACCCCGCCACGGGACTCATCCATAACAAGCCCACCAAGGACCGCAAGTTCGCCATCCTCTCACGCATGGCCACACCGGGCTATCAGTACTATCCCGTGCCCTACTACTCGAGCATCTTCCGCGACTCGTGGTACGACATCTACCGTCTGATAGGCATCGGCAAGCGGTTCATGATCAAGAACACCAGTGCGCCGCGTGTGCAGATTGAGGTACACGAGGAATACTGGGACAACGTGTGCGACAACGAGAACATCGAGGACCCGGTCAAGCGTGAGGAGCGCAAGAAGCAGGAGCGGCAGAACATCGTCGACTTCGTGTGTGGCGTGGAGAATGCAGGTAAGGCCCTCATCACCGGCTACTATATCGACCCCAACGGCAAGGAGAACCGCATGGTGCGCATCGTCAATCTCAACGACCCGTCGAAGAAGGAGGGCGGCAACTGGAGTGACGACATGCAGGAGGCTGCCAACGCCCTCTGCTTTGCCTACGGCGTGCATCCCAACCTCGTAGGAGCCACGCCCGGCAAGAGCCAGATGAACAACTCAGGCTCTGATAAGCGCGAGCTCTTCACCCTCAAACAGGCATTGGAGAAACCCTACCACGATGTAATGGCCAAGCCCTACCACGTCATCCTGCATTACAACGGATGGTCAGAGCGGTGTACCGTCGATGTGCCGATGCTCATGCTCACCACCCTCGACGAAAACAAGGATGCCAAGAAAGTTAGTGGAAACTCAAACTCAGACGACAATGGAGATAACAATAACCAAGAGTGATTTCGAACAGGCCCTGCCAGTTGGAGCGGCTGCCAATGACAGCGTATATGAGAGCGTGAAGCCAGCCATAGAACGGCAACTTTCCTTCAGTAAGGATGTCCTGCTCGGCGTGGCTGGCATGCAGCGCATGGAAGACCTCGGCGAAGGTTCTTCGCTCGTTAATTGGTTCAAGCAGCTCGTGTGCCTGTCGGCCTTCCTCAGCATGCTTCGTCAGCTCGACCTGGTGCTCACCCCCACCGGTTTCGGCGTGGTGAGCAACGACAACCTCGCTCCGGCAAGCAAGCAGCGCGTAGATGCCCTGGAGGGACAGCTGCGCACCCAGTACTGGAAGACACTGGCTATGACACTCAACGGGCTGCGGAGCGAGAACTGGGGAGCTACGGATCAGGCCCGCCACTTCATCAATCATCTCTACGATGAATACACCTACTTCTTCGAGACCCACCGAAACGCCACCTATACCGACTGGAACAACTACCAGACCACCATCGAGGAAGCCGATGAGATGCTGCGTACGAAGATGGGCGACAGGCAGATGGACGACATCCTCGATGCCTTCCGCCGCGCCGACCCCAACAGGCTGGAGCCCTACCGCGAGGTCATCGCCTGCATCATCCGGTTTACCGACACCTGGGCGATGAAAGGCGTGGCCACGCTCAAACAGCCCGTCTATCGCCGCCTGATGCGCATCATCGACAGCGAGGAGGGCAAAGAAACATTCAAACTCTACAGCGAGAGCATCGCATATAAAGCCAACCATCATGAAACGTTCAAGAATACTAAAGACAGCGCAGGCTACGTCTTCAACGGATGAGAAGAGCCGCACAGTGAACATCAGCTTCACCGCTCCCACGTCGTGGCGGGAGCTGAGCCAGGAGCAGCTGCGCATCGTCTTCGACCTCATGGCCATCGAGCAGGAACCGACGGCGGTGAAGACCTACATGCTCATTTACTTCTGCGGTCTTCACGTCATCCGGCACACCCGCTTCGGCTGGAAGTTCTGGACGATGGTGGACGGCAAGAAGCGCGTCATCTATATCAAGACATCAGAGATGCAAAGCTTCATACACCAGTTTGATTTCATCGACCAATTGGAGGACATGGACTGTAGGTTGGATGCAGTCTGTGGCCTCCATGCGGCCGATGCTCTTTTGCAGGATGGAGTCAGCTTCGAAGAATATCTCTATGCCGAGAAATATTACCAGAACTTCATAGCTGATAAGAATATGGAGTGGTTGGACAATGTGGCCATGTGGCTCTACCATGACAGGAAAGGCAGGGCAGCCGGTCATGGTGATGCCGTTGACGATGCCGGCAGAAAGGTTGATGAGGTCGTTCTCACTCCCGGAGAGCGTATTGGCACAATGCTTTGGTATGCCCATATTAAGCACGTGATGGCCGGTGCCTTTCCCCATTTCTTCAAGAAAACCACCATAGAAGACGGAGAACCAGAGCATGTCAACTTCATAGAGCTGTACAATGTGCAGCTCCGGGCCTTGACGGGTGGCGACCCGACCAAGGAAAAGGAAGTGCTGTCGTTAAATTGCTGGCGTGCGCTCACCGAACTCGACGCAAAAGCACGTGAGGCGGAGGAACTGGAGAAGATCAGGAAAAAGACTTAATATTGACTGCAATTAATGTAGTAAAAACTTGTGTTATCCAAATATTCTTCGTATATTT